CTTCGAACAATAACAACTATGATGAGACTACAAGACTTAAATTGAACTATAATATGTTAGACGGTGCAGCTAAGTTCGCACCCTTCAAGCCCTGTGTTAAGAGATATCTTACGACTCAAGTAAAGAGCCAGTTTATGTATATATATCCTACAGAGTGGGACATAGCAATATGGCTACCAACCGAAAGATTCCAGGGTGCTTCAAAGCAGCAAGTCTGGACTGACTCAAGAAAAAAAATAGGATAAAGTAATGGGATTTAATATTGCAGATTTCAAAGGAGTCTTAAGTAAGCACGGCTTAGCAGCAGATAACCTCTTTATGGTATCAATTACGGGCGCTCCCGTTGGTAATAAGATGGGGGAAGACATGAACTTTTTTTGTCGTAGCGTCACACTACCTGAAATAGATTTACAGACTACGAATTATAAGAAACAAGCATTTGGCGCTACAACTAGACGACCCATAGGGCTTGAACTGCCCGTTTTGCCCACAGTGTTTATGGTAGACAGTAACTTTGAAATGCTAAAGTTTTTTCACGCCTGGGTTCAAAAAATCGTAAACTATTCTACCGCAGCTGGCAATCTGTCTTCCAGTGGAGGACTACAGCCATATGAAATAGGATATCAAGAGGAGTATGGAAAAGCAACAATTGTCATAACAGTATACTCTTGGCATCAAGAGGTCATCACGTATCAATATAAAATGACTGAAGTATATCCTGTACAAGTTGGTAACATAACTCAAGCATGGGCAAATGGTGGAGAAGTTATGACTCTTCCTGTAGGGTTTGCTTATGATAAAATAGAACTAACTGGTGAATCTAGGGGTCAATTAATCGGACAAGACGGAAGCACTAACGGACTACTGAGTTATCTGTCTGCAATAAATACATTCGCTCAAGCAATTCGAGGCTTGGACAGACCAACCGATCTACAAAGTTTAATAAATCAGGGAGTTAACGTAAGTACAATATATAACGCATTTTAATTATTTTATACTATAGGAGAGTACAGCATGGGATTACCAAAAATTGATCAGCCTTTATTTGATTTGATTGTACCATCTACTGGAGAAAAGGTACAGTATAGACCCTTCACAGTTAAAGAAGAAAAGATTTTGCTAATAGCGCAAGAGTCTAAGGATATTGATCAAATTATTTTAGCGATTAAGCAAATTATCAACAACTGTGTAATTGGTATTGACGTTGATACTATGCCAATCTTTGATCTAGAATATATTATTATATGTATTCGCGCAAAGTCTGTTGATAACAAAGTTTCCTTCAGCGTTAAAGATCCTGACACAGAAGAAGAGATTGCTTTGTCAATAGACATCAATGAAATTAAGATCACACACAACCCAGATCACAATAAGGAAGTTGTTTTAAACGATGAGTACTATTTAATGATGCGCTATCCAACAGTAGAAGGAATTAAAGCATTAGTACCTGCATATGAAGGCGAAAGCGAGACCGAAACAATGTTTAGAACAATGGTTGATTGTATAGACTGTTTAGTGAATAAGACTACGGATGAAGTTCTAAAGTTTTCGGACTTTACCTCAGAAGAGATTGATGAATTTGTTGGCCAGTTCACTAAAGAAACTGTTACAGCAATGCAAAAATTCTTTGAGACAGTACCTCGTATGAAGTACTCCATACCCTATAAAGACAATACTGGGAAAGAAAAGACGTTTACTATGGAGGGTATAGACACTTTTTTTACGTAATGTTGAGTCATAATAGCTTGACATTATATTATCAGAATGTCTTCGCGCTGGCTCAACACTATAAATACCAGATAAGTGAGATAGAAAATCTCATACCATATGAGCGCGATCTCTATGTTGGTATGTTGCTACATTATATAGAAGAGAGTAAGTCGAAATAAAAGGATAGTATAATGTCAACCAACCGGCGCATGTTTCATAAAGACGAGTACGTGCATGACGTTGATCCAGATTTAAACATCGATGGAACTGTCGATGATCAAGAGAACGCTTTAGCCCTACATGAAGAACGTCAAAGGATTGAGAATAGGGATAAGCGAGAAGACGCTCAGAGGCAAATGGCGTGGTTTGCACTATTTGGTATGCTGTTATATCCATTTGCTGTAATAGTGACAGTTGGTTTTGGATTAGATGAAGCATCTAAGACGTTAGGCGATATTGCTCCAACATATTTCGTATCAGTTGCAGCTATAGTTGCAGCATTTTACACAACTCAAGCATATTCCAATAAAAAAGACGATAGATAGGTTACGATCATGGCAAAGAAGAAAAATAAAAAGAAAGATGTGGAGGGGAATGCCCTCACTAACATCTTCACTCGAAAACCAAAGACAGTAAATCTCTCTAAAGAGACTCTTGATAAAATAACACCTGTATTAGAATCGATGCAATCTTCTTTGGTTGATCAAACAACGTCTCTCAGAGGGTTGGTAGACGCGGCTAATACTACTATATTGAATAACGAAGATGCGGATGAAAAGGCCGCACGACTGGCACAACTCGGACAGTCTTCTGCGAAAGATGAGCCTGTTGGCAGTTCTGGTCTAGGTGTCATGAGTGATGGCGGTGGCGCTGACACCGTAGAAGCAGGTGGTAAAAAGAAAGGTGGTCTTCTGGGTGGTCTTCTGGGTGGTGGAGTAGGACTCGGGGCTGCTGGCGCCGGTATAGGCCTGGGTGCTGTTCTGGCAGGCGCTGGCGCTCTTCTAGGTGGCGCTGGAGTTTTACTAGAACAACTTAACGATTTGGATGGTAAAAAAATTCGAGAGAATGTGGGTGAGCTATTAGCAATCTCAGACGATTTTGATGGAGTTGGAGACTTCTTTGTGACTAATGGCGCGTTTATAGCCACTATGACTGGCTTGGGTGCTGGTCTACTTGCGTTTAGTGTTGGCGCAGGATCAGCAGTAGTGCTGAATAAATTTGAAGGTGATGGTAGCTGGGTAGACGCAATAAAAGATAACGTAACATCTCTTCTAGAGCTACCTAGCCTGCCGGGTGTTACCATTGGAAATGTTGCTGGCTTCACTTCTGCAATGGCTGCTATAGGAGCAGGTCTGCTGGCATTTGGAGTAGGCGCAGCAGTTAACCAATTCAGCGATGGTACTGAATGGAGCAAAAGTATTCTAGCTAACGTAGGAAACCTTCTACAGATACTTGAGATAAATGACGTGAGTGAAGATGGTGCGGATACCCTTGCGGCAGTGCTGGAAAAAATTGGAGGTGGTCTAACGTCCTTTGCTGTGGGTGGCGGACTTAGTGCCCTTACGGCTGGTGGTGATAATTGGGGAGCAGATATTCTATCTAATGTCACATCTCTTCTACAGATACTTGAGATAGATGGTGTCAACGCTCAGAAATCAAAAGTGCTTGCAGACGTACTCGCAAATATAGGAATAGGTTTAGTAGCATTTAGTATAGGTAAAGCGACTGGTGCTGCTGCTTCTGGATTAAGCTCGGCTGTTGGACTTTTTACGAAAGGCGACAATTTTGCAGACGATATAAAGGAAGAAGTCGGGACCCTACTCTCTATACTTAATCTGCCTGGCGCGCAAACACCTGAAGGAAGTGCCGGTTTCTTGGAAGTGATGGCTGGTATAGGAGCTGGTCTAGTAGCATTTGGAGCGGGTAAGGGCTTCGCGTCAATCATCCAGCTATTCACTAGTGAAAACTTCGCACAAGGCATTAAAGATGAGGTTGATATACTAACGTCAATAACAGATAATGTAAAAGATGACGGCAGTAACTTTGTTGCCACAATGGAGAACATCGGTGAGGGATTAAGTATATTCACTAGCGACGGCTTTTTCTCTGGATTAAAAAGTGCATTCACTTTCGGCGATAATAGTATGATCTCTGAGATAACCGCAATCACAGACGAAATCGATAAGCTAGATGAAGCTGCCGACTCATTAGATAAGTTTTCTAAAGCACTCTCTACATTTTCCACTATTAAAATTTCAGACTCAGAAGTAAACTTTCATAAATTGGCTGTCAATCTATCCAAATCGATTCCTATCTTAGAAGGACTGACTGTTGGTAATAAGGTAAAGTTCGATGGACAAGCTGATGTAGACTTTGGCAAAGGACTAATAAATAATCCCAATATTCAATTGAATGAAGTATCTAAGGCTGTTGATATATTTGGAGATATGAACAATCTAGCCTCTACGCCAGATGCAATTGCAAAAGAACAGACTGTCTCTACGCCAGATGCAATTAAAAGGGATAGGAGTGTAGGTGTTCTTAGAGTTTCTCCGACAGCCCAATCAATCGCTCCCGCTGAGACATCTTCTTCAGCAACTGCAATAGCTCACTCTATACTCAATCAAGATGCAAAAAGTGCTAAACAGCAACAACAAGCAGCTAATATTGCAGTGTCAGCACCTGGACCTGTAGTGACAACAATTAATAGACAAAATCAGCAGAAAAACACTAGTATCTTCATACAGCCGCCAGGCAATCTAGCAAGTAAAGGTGGCGGTGGATTCTAAGCATAAAAAAGGGCAACTCACGCGCTCGTGAGCTGCCCGTTCCCTCTAGCCAGATAGTTTAACTATCAGCGGCTAGACTCTTGAAGAAATCTAGAGATTCATCATCTCCGTCATCACTTGCAAGAGACGGGGATGGAGTACTTTCGACTTCAGGAGCCTTTCGCTCTTTCGATGCGCTAGTACTTTCCATCCACGTATTGTCATCCTCGGCAGTAGTCGTGGGTGCGTGTTTACTGCCATCAAGACCTAGAACTTTGTACAACTTAGTCTTCAGTTCATTATAGGTTTTGAAGTTTTTAGGATCAACAATCTCGGAAAGAGAATGCTCTTTACTCCAAACTTCTTCCATAGCCTCGTCTGACAGTGCAGTACCAGACGAATCTGACAGTGCAGCTACAGAAGAAAATTCAGACTTATCGTAGTTGCGATAGCCTTCGACTTGACGGATTTTAAGTTTGAAGTCAGCGCCTTCCCAAAAGTCAAATGGGTTGATCGGATCTTCATCGGCAAACTGTGGATTCATAGCATCGTTTAGTTTGTCAAAGATTTTCTTGCCAAACTTGTATAGATACACTTGACCTTCTCGCGAAGGGTTTGAACTATCTTGTACGATGTAGATATTAGCAGTGTAGGATAATCTACGCTTCTGCTTACGAGCGACTTCCTTATCTTCGTCATGACCAGAGTTCCACAACTTAGAGTTATGCTCAGAGACTGGATCATCTTGACCCAATGTAGTGAGAGAGTTCTCGATATACCATCCACCTGGTCCTTGAAAGCCGTGATCCCATCCACGAACAAAAGGTACATCTTCACCGGTTGGTGCGGGCAAAAAACGAATTACTGCGTAGCCATTTCCAGCTTTATCAACTTCAGGCTTCCAGTAACGGTCGTCTCCTTTATTGCTTTTATTGCCCATAGACTGTAGTTCAGAATTCAGTTTGTCGAAAGAACTACTACGTGATTTTTTTAGTGCTGCAAAAGATGTTGTCATCTTGTGATACCTCAATTTTAATATACGATTTATGTTACGTTTTTGTACTGCGTTTTATACTGCCATTATTATAAAGTCGTTATCATAGACATGCTCCTTTTTTGTTACAGTAATTATACTACATTCTATCGTGTTTGTCAAGTAAAACATCATATAAATTTCTCAGTGACGATAGACTTCATTTTTCCCTTATCGTATGAAAGGAAGGGCGCGTACTTCTTAGCAGTCATACAAATGCTGGGATAAATTATAGTGTCATTTATTTTCTTATCCCAGTGGTTCCAACAGCCAGTCATGTCGCCCAGTATTATCAGTGTCTCTATAGACAAATTCTTAGCATTGAAAAGCTGAAGTAAGCGAGGATACTGACCATCGTTAACTATAAAGTTTGAGTTAAAATCATCATTCAATTCATCTAAATCATTCTTAAATAAGTAAGACAATGACTGCTGTCTCTTTGACCACTCAGTATAAACTTTATTCGCTTCTTCGCTTACAAGATCACCAATCCATATATCAGGCTTGACGATAAGATTTGCTAACACGAATTCTTTAGCTTCCTTTCGCTTAGAGAGTTTATAGAAGAAATATTTATCTCGCCTTCTCTCGAAAGAATCGACACTCAATCTCATCTTACCGCCGTACTTAACAAAATCATAACTAGATGTGAAGTGCTTCCTCAACGCCATATAGTAGCTGTATATGTCAAAAGCATCTCTTGTCGTGTAGACAGAGGTTTCTGTCATACAGGCAACCTTGTTAGTTTTTCGACCATATTCAAGTCTTCGGCTTCTCGATAGATTTTAGCTTTTAGCACAGGAGATTTTCGAATGATTTCCCCCACTGATTCTACCTCTAGTCCATACGATTCTGCATATGCAATAACAGCATCGATGTACGGAACACCTCTTAAGATATTCGAGTTTATTTCTCTCATGATAGACTCGGAAGTTAACTGAGTCAATTCTATGCCAACGTCTTTAGATTTCGTAATTTGATTCCCCTCGTATGATTGAATAGCTTAACCACGCAACAGTTTAACGTTACAAGCCCAGTCTTCGGCAATATCTTTAACTTCATTTAGAGTTTTTTCGTACCACTCTGTCTTAGGATTATTACCAGAACCCGTATAGAACTCGATACCATACTTGCCGGACGAGTCCACAACAACTTCGGCTCTAACGTCTGTGGAGTCGGAATCTTCTTTGTAGAACACTGTGATATGTTTCATAGGCAATTTCCTATATTGATTTCTTGATGTATATTATAGCATAGTAACTATACAAATGTCAAGTACTATTTCACGCTTTCAAGTAAAGCCTCTATCTCTTCAATCTCTGATACTAGCTCAGACATATTCTGCTTATGATAGATTTTTGCCATTTTGGCTAGATATTTTTTAGGTATCCCAACATCGTCCTCTAGAGACACAATAGCTTCCTTGATGAATTCTCGTTCGGCTTCCTGCCTGAGATACGAATTACTGATTTCGTCCATACAATCTTTAATTCGTTTTTTGTCTGCATCAGTTGATGGTATAATAACACTAGTCATAATTTAATCACCTTTTAATTTTAAAGTTGGCCCAATTGGATAATAAGGGAGGACCGAAACCTCAGGTGTCTTAAGCTGCTATAGCTGTATCACCGTAAAACGCATCGTTTGCATTTATATTGTTTGTTCGCGTTTAAGGTAGCTTACATCACCTATTCTAATAACACCTATTACCAGCAAGTCGAATCCAAATCGCTCCCCCTATAAACACTCTTAGAATGATTATAGGTGGAAGCGTGGGGGTTCGAACCCCAGTGTTTGCCTAGCCTCAATGTTACGTCAACGAATTCTTTACGTACCTCCCACTGTTTGTATACTTGACCCCGCACCAAAATTTGGAGACATGTTGATCACGGGTCAGGGTTAAAATGTTTTACGCATGACTGTATACTTCTCAACCATTCCATATTTTTTAAATGTTCGCAAAAATCCCCTACGGGCGCGAAACTCATAAGAGGTACATCCTCTCGACTTCGCTAGTTCTGTGTAGTCTTTGTCGAGCATCTCCCACTCATTGTTAACATCTCCAGCAGCACCCATGACAAGTAGATTGTTATCAATATCTTCAGAATAAACGATTACTATTCCCATCAGACAATTATCTGTGTCCGAGTGTACAAAAAACATTTCCAACTTTCTACATTGCAGTCCGAGTGCTATGGTCTTTGCTGTATAATCTTCTGGGGCAATACTATCCAACCAAGATTCAACCTGATGGAGATGCTTTCCTATCAGTTCTGCTGTCGGTATTATAAAAATTTTATCTTCCTTTTAATCACCGTACTCTTCTGGAAACTGTTCTCTGTGTTGATCTGGAAACTGTTCTTTGTGAGCTGCCGACAAGAGTTCTTTAGTAGCAAACTCTTGAACAGGCGTAGTATTAGAATAAGAAACGGAAAGTGTAGGATAAGCAGGATCGGGAAAATATGCCCGTGTTCCTATAATCCCAAATCCTGATGTTCTTGTTATCATGGTCATACTCTCTACTCTCTTTCCCTCGTTCCTTGTGGGTATTGTTAAATTTAGATGGCGCAGAATACTGTTCTTGTTATCATGGTGCTGCACCACCATCCGTGATCACCCAACCATAGGTATTGACAAGCACCGCTTTTGCAGATTCTGCTTCACCGCCAGCAGTAAACTTGCTACCTCCTAACTTAGCAGTACCTATGTCTAGTGGTGCTTGTGCTGCCCAAGCAATTAGCATAGCATCGTATTCTGGAGTGGACATTTTGGCACCATTGGTGATAAATACTTGCAGATTACCTATGGGTCCATATAAAGATGGTGTTGTATCATCTGTCATGCTACTAAGATTCCAATTGTCTAACCCAGAAATCGAGTCAAACAGGTCCAAAAGAAACATGCCATCAAACCTTTGTGCGGATGTTGTGTCAAATCTCATCTCTGGTGCAGCCATTGCAGTGCAAGCAGAAAAGGCATTGGCGAAGGTTGTGACCCCCGATGTATCTGAAGCACCTGCTGAAAATTCAGTTAAGTTACTACACCCATAAAACGCACCGGTAAATTTTGTCCAACCAACGTGACCTAAGTTCAGTATCTTTTTTACTTTAAGTCTATCACCATCTGGGGGATCGTTTTCTGCGCCATCGTTATTAAAAAATATATTCGGGAAAGTCCCATCGATCTTTATCGTATAAGTGCCGCCAGCAGAATAAGTGTGAGTTAGTCCACCCCCGTTATATGTGGTAG